CTGAACGATGTCGCCCTCCAGCAGGTTCCCGGTCTGCCCCCCTGGCCTAAGGTTTAGCGGTCCTGTCCAACGCACTAGATAACGCTGCGCCCTGAGGAATGCCGCGAGTTTTACGGCATGATTTTCTGTAGCGCAAAACTCATAGAGATCGATGGATTCTGGTGGTAAGCGCGTGCCGGGCGGCTTTAGTACAAGCGTGCGCTTGATTGGAATTTGTAGAGGATCCTGCTGCCGCCATGACACCACCAAATGAGGATCAGCACGCCGGTCTGGCGTGCTGAAGTTGCGCTGAAAATTGCTCGACAGCGGCTCAATGATATGTCGCTCATCAAACGACCATTGCGGCGGCTGGATAGGATCTAAGTTGATGGTGCCATCGTCGTTGATTGGCAATAATGACCTTAGCGCTAGTTTGCCATTTTTCCTTGTAACCTTCAAGAGGAAATGCCTAGCGTATTCCAGGGCCCAATCTTCCAGGTTTTGGGCTGATGCAAATTCAGCATTGATAAACAGACCGTTTACTTCACAAAACTTGGCAGCTAGTTCAAAGGAGGGCAGATCAATCATTGCCTCTTTCACGCCATTGTTTGTCAATGCCCAAAAAAATAAATCCGCAAAATTATCACTAGATCCCACTACATTATCAACAAACCTCCCCCGGTCTATTCTCATCCCATCTGTCACAAATATATTCGCGCCTAAGTTCCATTCTTGGCTGCCACCTGGAACCGTATTAGAAATCTCAAACGTGCTCAAACCTTTGTAGTTTCCCCCCCCGCCACAAACCTGAGTAGCGTTTGGCAGCTGGTAACCACTTTGCGCCGTGAGTGTGTTGCCAGCCGTCCAAGTTCCGGCACGCTTATCATAATTAGCTGAGAATGTTCCACGGCGGCAATTGCCAACCCTGACGTAACGAGTTTGAATTTCACCTAGCCTTCCTTGGCTTAAAACATAATGAAACCGACTCGTTAGCGTCGTCGCATCATTAGAAAACGCGCACTCTGTAGCCTGAGGAAAAATCAGTACTCCGCCTTGATTGGTGGCCGATCTATAGCGGCCAAAAACTATGGGGATAGCGTCTCCAATTTGTAATGCTGTCGCGGGTTGATCCAACCGGCTGCGCTGGGCTGGCTGCCGCTGAGGTGATGGTGGCACCTTCCCCGCCACCGCTTCTGTGATGCCAGCCCGGAGCGCCGATCCGCGGAGTGCATCACCAACAGTCCCACTAGTCTGGGCCGGTTTGTTCGCAGCCTGAGAATTTCGCAAGATGCGCTGCTAGTGCCCCATTAGATTACTCCATGCGTCTGCCATCAGGTCAGAATGCAAGGGTTGCCAATGTTGGCATTGTCACAAATGTACGGCGGGAAAAACGCTGATTGCCTAGACAGCGCAATTCCGATTGCAATTGAAATGCTTTCAAAGGTCTTCTCAGAAGCGGATAGCATTTCACCGATGACCACTCCAATCAACACTAAATCCGTAGTGTTTGGTGCTACCAACGCTAGTTGTTTGTCCCATTGATAAACGCGCATCGTCACCTGATACTGACGATCAAGCGCTGCCCCTAGTAATAGTTCCCTTGTACTAGCCACGTCTGGCACGGTGAACCCCGCCTGCCCCCCAACGCTTACGCCAGACGACACGCCAGACCATTTCAGCGGCTGAAAATTCCAGACCTGCCCATCCCATGTCACTGGCCCTCGCCAAAATGATTGCCACCGCACAATCGAAACGCCCGATGCGTCCTCGATCTGCAAAAACAACACTTCATCCCTAGCGTTTCTATCCACTTCAGAACCCCATCGCAGCGCGGCCCGGCGCTGACGCAATCTGATCCAGCGCCTGCCCGATGCCACTCTCAATCATGGCGGCCACTATATCCAGGCTCACGCCTGGCTCGCCACTGGGCAGCATCTGCACCGGTCCGGTTTGCAGGTTCACCGAAACCTCCACCGCCCCTGCTGGTGCCGCTGACGTGGAGCTCAGCACGTCCCCTCCCCGCGCACCCCGCACGTAGTTCGCGGCCGCTGGTACCAGCTGATCTGGGCGGAGCACGTATTCCCCCCCAGCCACGTCTCCAATCTCAGCCACCATTGGCCTTTTCACATAGGCGCCGGTGGCAAACGATGGCATTCCTTTTGGCAGCTGAAATCCCTTGGGCAGCTTAACTTCAGGAACGTCTAGTTTAGAAATAGTAAATGTTTGAATGGTAGGAAGATAACTTAATGCTGGCGCTCCAATGCGGGCAGAGATAACATTAACGGCTGCTACCATTCTGTTAATCCCTGCAATAAATGAGTTAATTGCGTTCGCCGCTACAGTGGTGACGTAATTAACTGCATCGACCATTGAATTGATCCCGATCACAAATGGCTTGCTTATTAACGCGCCAAAATAAGAAAACAAGCTGACCCCATAATCCCAAAAAGCTTTGAGCCAATTTTTTGATTTATCTAAAGCAGACTTAATCCCTTCTGAGATATTGGAAAAACTTGAAACGATCCTATCTCTTAAAGACTGCACGCCTTGCGCCAATGATTCCCACGCTTGTAGTACACCTGGCAACCACTCCTCAGTCAACCATGTCCACCAATTTTGAAAAGCCATCGTTAGTCCCTCCACGATCTGCTGCGCGATGATCTGCAGACCGCTAGGGATTTCTGCGAACCTGGCCAGCAGGGTGGCTACCCAATCGCTCCACGATTGTGTGACGCCTGGCAGCCACTCGCCAGTGAGCCAGGTCCACCACTGCATCAGCGGTTCCCGGAATGCCACGGCCATGGCCACCACAGCCGCCACCGCAAGCACGGTCCAACCCACAGGGCCCGAGAACAATGCCAACAGGCCAGGAATGAACGTCGTGCCGACCCAGGTCAGCAATCCCCCTAACGCAGCGGTAAAACCTGCCACGAATGGGCCCAGCGCTCCAAGCCAACCGGCGATTGTGGCGCCAAGACCTATGCTGCCAAGAATACTTAATGCAGTCACCAGTCCACTTAGTAAGGGACTCAAAATTGTCAAGCCAACGGCAAGTAAAGCAAAAGCACCTATAACTGCTTGAACAGGCTCAGGTAATTTTGTAAACAAGTCAATAACAAATGAAACTGCGTTAGTTATTCCATCAAGCGCTGGCAGCAAGGCAACAGTCAGCCCCATGGCAAGTCCATTAACCTTGCCGGTAAGCATAGTGATTTTATCGTTGTACTCATCTGCTTTTTCTGCAAAGGCACCTGTCATTTTTGTGCCTAAATCTTCAATTGCCTTGCCGCCCATATTTAACAATGGCACCATCTGAGCACCAGAGCGGCCAAACAATTGCATAGCCAACGCCGTCTTTTCAACGCCATCAGGCATCTCCTTAAATCTGTTTGATACTTCTAGTACAATCTGATCAGCGCTTTTCAACTTGCCGGCAGAATCTAACGCGTCAATTCCTAATGTTTTAAGTGCTTCGCCCGCCGAACCTTTGCCAGACGTAGAAAACTCATACAGTCCTTTGGACAGTTTGCTAATGGATCCTGCGACTGCGTTTATGTCGGTTCCGCTTAGTTGAGCAGCCTTACTAAATCTTGCTAGCGTTTCAACAGAAATGCCCGTCTGCTGTCGCAAGTCATTAAAGCTATCAGCCGTCTCAATGTTTTTGTGAATTAACGCACCAAGGCCCCCGATAGTTGCGACGGGAATAAGAGACCGAATGGCCCCAGCCAGTGGCGTCATCTTAGAAGTAAGCGTCCCCGCCGTATTTTCAAGTTGTGTAAATTTATTTCTTAGCGTTGCAATATCTTCGCCACCTGTCACCTTGGCCGCAATTCGCAGAATTGTATCAACGGGCAATGCCATTTGAACTCCTTTTAGGTAGAGGCTGCGCTGTAACTATCTCGGACTCCATCAAAATGACATCTTGCACGGTTTCATTCCATTGAGGCAAGGCAAGGATGTCTCTTGCCATTGTAACAAGCTCAGAGCGGATTAGCCCTGCCAACCGGCCATCTGGCAGATAATGCCACAAACGACATGAAAGCAAGAATAGCTCAACCGCTCTCAAATTTTCGGGCATTATTTCATAATTAGATGATTGCTTTCTACTTTTATTTTCTAGCAAATTTTTTGGCGGCAAGTCAACGCCCAGCAACAATGCCTGCTCTTTCAAGCTGCTTGTATTTTTTGGTTGTGAGTTTGCGCCGCATTTGTACCACCACAAAGCGGCGCCTAGAAGTTTTTTCTGGCTGCCGGTTTTGGTTTTTTGCTGTCAAAATCAAGGCTTGCCATCCATGCCTCACAAATAGCCTGGCCCACGCCACTTCTCTTTAACATTTCGTTTAGTATTGATAGACTAAAATCTATTGAATTCCCGTCGCTGTCTTGCACTTCATCTCCCCACCCAACAAGTACAAATCGAGCGACGTCCGCTTGGCGCCAAGGGATAACGATACGGTCGTCTTCCATGTTTTCTTCTTTCAGCGCATCATCTGTAAGCCCATTTTTAAGTAGATGCGCGTATCGATTTTGAGAGACAATGATCCTCTCTACAACGTCAGCATCAATGCGCTTAAACCTACCAGTAAAAGAAAATTCTAAGAAACCCCCCCCTGTTTCCGCTGCTGAACGACCTTTTACGGGCCAGTCGTAACTGTCAGAGTCTCCAATTTTGAACATGATGGGTTAAGCCGGGATAATGGTTGAGGCGTGGGTGATGGTTGGCCAATCTGCCGAGCTGCTAATAATGCCAACCCACGGCAGCTCAATATACTCTAGGCCATCTACCTCTGCTTCAGCAGGGATGATAATTTGACAAGTCGGCTGAAAAATGGTCGAAACTCTCCCAGCTCCTGAACCTATTGGCAGTTTGAAAGATCCCGTGACGCTTTGCTGCGCACGTTGAAACGGATTCCAAGTCCCAAAATCTGGCCGCTTTATTGTTAGCGTGCCACTAATGTTTCGATTTTCGTGAGCCATCGCTTCTGTACATCCGGCGTCGCTACTAAAAACCTGAGAATTTTCCATCATCCACGTAAAGGAGTTTACGCAAACCTGTTGACCATGGAACGCAACCGTGCCAGCCGCAACGCCTGTCCCGTCAAACGGAAACGGGTTAGCCATTGGCCCATAAGTAATACCTGATACAAGAGTCTGGTGGTCTGTAGTATCGGGATCAATATATGCACCACTTAAGTCTACAGTCATAATTGGAGTGGCTCCGCCTTCGCCGCTAATTTCCAGCTTTGAGCCCCTGACGCCCTTAGCTTTATATCTGGTGCCACTTCGCGCACATGCCACCGAAAATGTTGTCGCGCTCGGCGGCCATGTCGGCTTGTACTGAACAGAAGTTCCCGCGACCACCGTTGAACCCATCCCACACGCCAGGTACAGCGCATGATTTCCTGGTACCACTCCAGCCGATCCAGAAGCAACAAAATCTGTGGTAATGCCAGAAAACGACCACTGTTTGCGCACATGAATTGACGGCCGAGTCCTGCCAAATGATGGCGACAGCATCTGCGATTCCGCTTCGTCAGCTTGATACTCAATGCTGAAATCGCCAGTCAAAATTCCATCGGCTACTGCAGGTGCTTGATACGTGCCTGATGTGGTCTCCGCCACCATCGTCAGCAACAATTCACGATGAGCCATCAGTCCTCCTCGGTGGGGTCAGTAGTGACGGCGTCAGCCGCCGGGGGCAATGCCGCTATGGTAGGCGTTCTCGGCCACCCTGCGGGCGGGTGGATGTGTTCCGGCCCATCGCCGCCGGTGACAGTCCCGTCTGGCCACTGCCACCAACAGCCCGACCCGCGCTCTGCGACAGGTGGCGCATGTCCTGTGCTCATTGTGTCAAATCCCCCTGTTGAGTGACATAATCAACAGTATAACGCATCTGGATACG